CTGGCGTACCGTTTGGGATATTTGAATCCAATTGATCTACAAGCAAAACATCTCTAGTGTCGAGAGGGTCTACTTCTTCAATCCGATTGGATTGTGTAGATGGAGAATAAGAATCTTGGCGAACAAAAAGACGACCGCTATTGTCTGCTTCGATCTCTTTCCAGTCACCATCAGTTTTTCCTGTTCGGTATCCGAACAGGCGAGCTATTTGACTCATCATAATTTTTTCAAAAAATACGAGCGCACCAGATAAAGGCGCGCCCGCTTGTGGTTTAAGTTAGGGCAATGATTGTTCAATTTAATTATATAACTATTTTGTAAATTGTCAAGCTGTTTTGATCATTTCTTCCAAGTATTTAATCAGTCGTTGCTTCTCTTCTTTTGGTGCTTCTAACGCTGAGATAATTTGCTTGTACACTATATGTTGTTGAACAAGTTTAGTGATTGATTTCTCTGATAACTCCTCTTTATTCCAGCGTTGTTCTATCAAGGCTATTTGATGTTCACAGAATGATCTAAGTTGATTTGAATCCAGCTCTTCTTTTTCTAGTATAAAGTTCCACTCATCAAATTTAGATCTCTCTTCTCCTGTCATGTCTGTCAGTGCATGTATCTTTCTTTTGTCTAGTAATTTTGCTAATAACGCATGCATATTAAATTGCTTTTAAATAGATCACGATTGTTAGGTTGGCTGTAGCGCCCAGCGCTCCAGCTGAAACCAATCCCAGAGAATCACCAATGTTGATTATTCTATTCTTCAAAGTATTTGTTGCTTTTATCGTTTGATTAGTCGAGGTAGCGGAGTTTAAGTTAATTGTTGTTGAAAGAACCGAGACACCTGATGCAATTGTCGTTCCACTTGGCGCTCTATAAATATCTGCAGTAGCAAATCCTCCGGCGGCTGTTTCATATCTGGCCACCGCACTTTTAACTTCATATCGTCTATCAGCAATAAAAAACGATGCTGTATAGTTAGCTGCAGTTTGAGGTTGTGAGCCAGGCAATCTAACCACCACTGGAATAATATTACCAAAATAACCGAATGGACGCTCAACGTGTATCTCTCGGCACACTATTGCGTCAATCATATGGTTCTATCTCAAATACTATGGGTAAAATAACGCTATTGGTATCAGTTCCAGTAAAATCTAGCCTTAAATAGAAGTTATGCTGACCATTTATTGATAAATCTCTCATGTCGATAAATCTCTCTGAATTGGCGTAATTTGTTGAATTTATAGCAAGAAGTCCGGCATCTCCGGCAGTAAAACTAGCTAATTCATTATCAACATAGATTGTTGGTGTAATTATTGTTGTGGCAGCTACTGCGGCAGAAAGTTTTATCTTTAACCTACGGATAATGAAATTTTTACCTACGTTAATTGGTGCTGATTGGAAAACAGAAGCATGTGATCCAGCACCGCCGATTTTATTTAAAACATAATCATCAGGTGTGTCTGTTCTCCAGCCAAAAACAGGATAGTCTGTTCGTTGTAAAAATTTAAGACAGCTGACAATGGGGAAAGTTCCAGTCGATGTTGCCCTGGCTATGTTATGCATAGCAAATTTAGGCATACCAAAACTACGATGACCTAAAGTAAATATACCTGCGGCTGTTGCTGGATAATCAACATGACCGCCCCAAGCCAGACAATCTCCTCTAACATCTACCGCGCCAGCTGGCGGTGGCGAACCTTCATTAACAGAAGCCAAAGCCTCAAATGACTCACCACCTAAATATCTTAAAACCTTGCAACCTCCACCTAAGTCACCGGCAAAAATTATCAATTCACCATTTTTATTTACCGCCGCTGTAGCCAACGGTTCTCCAATTTCTACGAATCTGTAAGGCTTATTACCTCTTACAGTATCCCATAAAGCCATCTTTGCTTTCTGAGAAGAATTATAACCCTGTGGAGTCATTATAATAGCTATGTCTGTGCCATAAGGTGCGGCGCAGGTCGGCATGAATCCTGGAGGAAGCTGTACCACGTCCCACTCTGCTGATCCACCAGTTCCGTCAGAGCTGGTAATTAAGGCGTGAATACGACCGTTAGCACCATCATAATCAAGAATGTATAAATAGCCGTCATTATGCGGATATAAGAAATGATTTGGATAGTTGACTGTTCTAGTTCCCGGATAAGTTGAATTGGTTAAGGCTGATTGTCCCAATGATGTTACCCAATATGAACCGGAGAACGCTGGAGCTGTTTGAGACAAGCGACCGAATCTTTGTATATCAGTATTGGTGGCGCAATAAATATAATCATTATAATCAGTCATGCCATTACCTGAAGAGGTTGCTAAGTTTCCGATACCGTCTTCAGTAACCGCCAATAGTGCATCTGAGTATGTTACTAATGATCCATTAGCGCCATAAACAAAAACCCCTGTCGTTGTTTTAGCACCGGTAATAAACATCGGCGTGGTAGCTGATGTCATGTGATCAGAGCTAAACTGCTGATAGACAGGTGACGCAATTGCTCCAGACGGTCGATCAAGTGTTCCAAGCGGATATTCTGGATCAATGCCAAGTGAGGCGAGAAATTGCCCCTCACCGCCATAATTGCCGGTGGCTTGAATACCACCAGCTATGCTGTTTATCTCGTATATTAACCGTTTAACATTTGGCATAGCTTATACAGTGGGCTGTGCTTGCGGAATCTGTGGCAATTGTTGCATTGGTTGTTGTTCTAGGCCTGGCATCATGCCGACTTCTTCAATCTTTTTCTTTTCTTCTTCAGCTATTTCTCTAACTTCTTCAGTTGTTAAATCAACCAGTTCAAGCATTCGTTTCTGGGCTATTCTCTTTAATGCTGAGTTCTGTGGGAATTGCGAGATTAAAAACTGGAAACGCTGTACACCCTTAGTCTTCTCGTCTTCTTGTTCTGAGCTTGATCTGACAAATGGTTTAAAACCACTAGCTGACTCCCAATCTTTCCTAAATATAGTCTTTGGCCATATCTTCCCTTTAGATGAGGTCTTGTATAGCTCGCGTGACTTACTGGCGTTAGCAACCATGAGTCCATACCACTTGTTGGCTAGCTCAGTCCATGAGCGACGATAATGCTTGGCCATGGCGACTGTTCGCTCTGTTGCCTTACCGACCAGCATCTGAACCTCACCTAATGTAATTTGGTTTCTCTCGCTGGTTCCCTTCTCTATGGCTGTTGCTGACGTTCCTCTTTCAATAAGTTTAGTAACAAAATCGATTGAAGCCATTGTGTCGTCTAGCCCTGATATTTCAACCGGCATAATAGTCTCACGAGGATTGCCTGGAGCCGGAAGCATGCGACCTGGACCCGGATCATAGACTTGCGGAGAGTATTTCTGGTTCGTCGCGTCATACCAATGCATCTGAAAGTTTTTGAGTGTTCTGTTTTCGGTCATCTGAGAAAACCAGATATTTATCAGCTTGTTTGGCGTTCTAACCAAGTCACCGGGGCCATCAGCCCAAAAGTCAGCTGTCTCCATATCCTCTCCCCACGAAACGTAAGGCCAGTAGTCTATCCCTAGAGCTTCTTTAAGTGTTCGTTTCTTCAATAGGACACTTCCATCAGCATAAACACATACATATCGCACAAATTTCTTAGCTTGATCGTCCCATATCTCAGTCATGTGTTCTGAAATATTGACCAAAACATCACCACCGGCATAGGTAGCAAAATCGCTATCATTTACACCCATAGACTTCAGGCGCTGTATTTTGTCCTCAAAAGATTTCTTATTTCTGTCTGACATCTCAAGTCCTGACTCCGACGCCTTCCAAATCTTTAGTTTTTCTTTCGCATCATCACTATAGCTTTTGTCTGCTAATATCTCCCTCAATGGTCTAAAAATATTCTGGTGAACGATAAATCTGGCAGTCTCTATATCAAAAGGATCGCACATTGGATCAATCACAATGTCATAAATGTCCATCGCATTAACTTTTACTCGTCCATTCTTCCAATCCAGTTTTTTAAATGAGCGACCATAAAGCAAAACATTTTTCTTGTCTGATATATCTACGCCTTCATAGTTGCAGGCTTCATAATCATCATTCCACAATTCCTGCATGATTAGTTCCTTCTCTATCTCTCCTCCTAATTCTTTCCAATCGACAAACGGCGGATCATCAATCTTAGAAAGCAGTGTCTTTATCGTTTCCTTCATTAATGGAACGTAAACAGCCTGACGTTGAGTTAGGCGATTGGTTGCGGTCTTATTTCGATAGAAGCGATATATCTCGTCCCACGCTTCGTGACGTCTCTCCTGAAAGAGATTGGCAGCATCTCGTTCTCTCTTCAGTTTATCTAAGAGAGTGTCCTGTGTGCCAGTAACCATTGAAACTTCTGGCATATATTTTCAAAAAATAGACGAGCAGACAAATGTCCGCCCGCCTTTGGTCTAGGTTAGGGAGTTTCTATCTTTAGTTTAGGTTATGTTTTCTATTTTGTCAATAGAGATTTATATATCTGTTCTCTATTGTTCATCACTACGGTATACGGCGGAACGTCTTTAGTGACTACTGTTCCAGCGGCAACCATTGCTCTTTCGCCTACTGTTAGACCAGGAAGTATTACGGCTCCTGCACCAATAACAGCACCGTCTTCAACAAACGTCTTCTCCCAACCTTTACCATTGCTTGGTGGGTGACGATCATTGGTGAAACAAACGTGAGGTGCAATAAAGACATCATCACCGATAGTGACGCCGTCTGGAATAAATACAAATGCCTGAATCTTGCATCGCTTGCCTATTTTTACGTTAGCACCAATCCAGACGTGAGAATGGATAGTGCAGTCTTCACCTATCTCGGCTGATGGGTGAATGTTGGATAGTTGCTGGTTCCAAACGTGTGTCATCTTGTTTCCTCTTAGTTTCTAAAAAAACTGTTTGATTTCTCTCCTGTCCTTTATCTTGCCAAATACAGGAGTGTTTCTCTATTTTTCTCAATAAACCATCGTTGTCGAAATGTAATATAGTTTGACCGTTCCTATTATTGAACGCTTTAGACTCTATAAGCGACGATATAATGTTTCTCATTCTTTCTAACTCAATTGGAGATGGCGAAGGATCGAGTCTAAAGAAAATTGTACCTTCCTCCTTGCTCATAATTATTTTTTTATTGACCACATATTGACGTTCCCTGAACCACAATTTGAGCAATAAACTCCGTAATCACCACAAGAGAATATATTTTTACATTCCTCGCATTGATATATAGGTCCTGCGGAAGGCTCTGATTTTAAATCAGCGTATTTCTTAAAAATGGTTTTTTCTTTGCTCATATTTAATAACCCAATTCAGGGTAATAAGGTTTAACTGGCTCGGTCGCCACCATGTTAAATGAAGGTTGCTCTGGTGCAAATGTTAGGAATAGTGCATCTGCTACGTCTGGTGACTCTGATGGTCCGAGAATACCATTAGCCCTCATTCTCTCTTTAGGCATAATCTCTATAACTCTTCCTGCTCCTTCTCTGTATCTTACTTTGGTTAATTGTAACCAATCAGGATTTGGTTCAAGCGCTCCACCTTGTTGAATCCACATTTTAGCCTTCCAGGACATCTCAGCTTTAAGGTTTCTAAACTCAATCGGATCATCTAACATTTCGCTCTTGCTCTTAACTGTTGCCTTCTCCCCTGCTTTGACTCCTTCAACGTCTAAACCCATTTGCTTGCAACGTGAGTAAACTCCAGCACCTATACCAATTGAGTCTAAAAACGTACGCTCCGCGCTAATTCTCTCCTGGTATATTACATCTTTAATTTTATCTGCCGTATACATTAAATCTGGCTCATGGAATTTAGAATGTATCTTAGCCCAGTTGTCTGTACGCATAACGAATACATTATAGTTGATGCCTTCTGCCAGATCACAGCCTAATCGCTTGTATCCGTGTGGCTGTACAGTTCTTCTTTGAGCTTCCTCAATCTCTTCTTCGGTTATTAGTGGCATCCAGCCTTGATCGTCTACCATGTCAGCTGGCGGATATTGGCAATCATAGAATGCCGCAAACATTATTGGATCCATTATGCCTCTCATCTCATCGATATATTCTTTAGTGCAACGACCTTCTTTAACTCCTTGCTTCCAATCAATGACATGAACCTTATATTTGCCCGAGTTTCTGGATTTAAAAGCATGATTGCGACCTAGCGAGTTAGTAATCTTTAAAAGAAAGTTGTCTTCGTGTCCGCCAAGCATGCGCATAGCTTTGGCGTGAATATTATTAGGGATTAATGCCGCATCGTCTTCAATGATGTTTTTACCACCATGACCGACTAAAATGTCACCTGCGTCATCTCCTTTGCGCCTGGCGTCAGCAGATAGAATGATAATCTCTCCCACGTTTCCAGTATCATCTACCTTAAAAGTAATTCTGTCTTTTGATCTCTCTCGCTTAATACGTTCTAAGCTTTCGTCTTTTCCTATATCAAACTTAGATAATAAGTAATCATTCTCGAATATGTGCTTAATGCACTTATTCATAATGATCTTGGCTTTATCTTTGCTTCCACCCAATATAATCCATTTCTCTGGAAATGTTGCGGCTCTTAGGACTGCTGCCATTGAAACGGTATCTGATTTGCCGTATTGCGTGTAGCATTCAAATTGAGTTCTTGGATTCTGTCTTTCATAAATAGCTCTAAAAAGTCCTATCTGCCCCTCAGTTAACAAAAAAGGTTCACCATTATCATTCTTAAATAGTTTCTTAACTATATCGTAGGCTTTCTGATCATTTGGTGACATTAACTATTTTGTTTGAGTTTATATCTTCCTTGAGACAAGTTTCCGATCCCCTCTTACAAATGACGCACTGACCACTTCTTATTGAATGGCCAAAAGCTTCACAATATATCTGTAATTTTTCTTTTGGGTTAATCCTCCTACCTCTCATATTAGTTTATTTATCTATTTCATCGCTTGGATCTGGTTTGGCGGCTGCTCTAAAGAACTCTGTTAATTCCCTAATATCGTCTTTATCGAATAGCTTGTTTGATTCTTTGCCAAATTCATCTTTTTTCTTCTTTTCGAGATACCATTTAGCTGTTTCTTTATCTTTCTCTATTGCCTCAATAACTGTTTGTCTTGCTTTTAAAACTGGGGAATGGCGTAATTCGTCAAGTTTTTCTTTTAATCCAAGTTCTTCTTTATACCAATCATACAGAGTTTGTTTGCTTATTCCAGCGAAAAAAACAGCTTCATCAATAGTAGCATCCATTGCGAATGCTTGTCTTAATAAATTTACTTTTTCTTCTTTGTTGTACATGTCTTTTTAGACAAATGGGGAGAAAAGATTATCTCCCCATAAGATTAGTCTTCGACTGTTAGTTGTCCGCACTCTTCGCAGAGATAAAACTTCTGTCGATTCAAATGACCGTTCTTGTGGGTATGAAACCAATGACATCGCGGACACCACATCCTGTACTTGTAGAGACTCCATTGAACATTTCCTGGGTAGATATTTGACTCTCTTCGAGCCTTGCGAGCTTTACTCATGTTTTGTCACCCTCTTGCAATCCGGGCAAAGAACCAGCTCCTGGCCGCATAGATTGCCTGTGTGGTGCTGTTTGTAGTGACCGCAGGCATCGCACCAGGCATCTTGCTTGTCCTTGCTCCAACCAACCAACCTATGGTTGATCGGAAGAAATTTGCGTGTTTTCTTCATGTTGTTCTCCTTGTTTTCAAATAATCTTTTCTATA